TCCTAACAGAAAAAGAATAGTTATTTCAGTTGGGAAATATATCAATTGTATTGGTAAAAACGGCAATCAAAGCCAATTAATAAATGACAAACAAACTTGTATATCAGTTATAGGAAATTGTTTTGATGAAGGTAAGTTTGACACTTTAGATATGCCATATTCTCAAAGCAATGAAATAACAGAGCAATGGCACAAAGACAATCCAATTAAAGATTAATAAAACATGGCAAGACCACTAAAAAAAACAACCGTAAGCAAGACTAAAAAGGAAAAGAAAGCTGACAAACCAATTGACAATTTAATTTCGGCAATAAAGAATATGCACGATAACCCACCTCCTAAACAAGTTGACCCAATTTTTGAGCGATATAAATTAGCTTGCGATACTGAAAGCGACATTAACGAATTGCTACCTTACATTTACGAAATAGCCAAACAATGCGAAACCTGTGTAGAATTTGGTGTAAGGCGACCTACAAGCACGTGGGCATTTTTAGCTGCTAAACCAAAGATACTTACAAGCTACGATATTGGCCGCTATGATGAAGAAGTTAGCGAAGTTGAACAACTTTGCAAAGAAGCAGGACAAGGATTTGAATTTATTTTAGGAAGTTCAGCACATGTTATAATTGAAGAAACGGACTGTCTTTTAATTGACACGCTACATACGAAAACAATGCTTGAAACAGAATTAGCCTTACACGCCGACAAAGTAAAGAAATTCATTTTACTGCATGACACATTTGGGCCGTATTGGGAAACAGGGGAAGCGCCGTACAATGACGAAACAAGTCCTTACGGCGGCGGGTTGGGGTTAAAGTACGCTATTGAACCGTTTTTAGAAAATCACCATGAATGGGTTGTTTTTGAGAGATATGATTTTAATAATGGACTTTTGATTTTAAAAAGAGTTTGATATGGAATTGAATAAAGAATATAACGATGCAGTAAAAAAAGCACAATCAGATTATAATGATACGATTGCTTATATAGCATACCAAAAACAACGCCAAATTGAAAGGGATAGGTCAAATAAAAGCATTGATAAAAACTTTAAAATTATTAGTAAATTATGGGTTTTTATAGGAATTTGCATAATTCTTTCGATTGTAGTTAAAATATTATCCATAACATATCCTTATTAAAAATGGCTATTCGCTACATACATGACCGCTTCTTAATGGATGACCATAGTTACATTTGTTCACCATATTATATCAATGGCAGTATGGCTATTTTGCATGTAGGAAAATATTGTTCAATTGCAGCATCGCTTTGCGTTGATTTAGGATTTCAGCATTATTATAAAGCAGCGACAACTTTTCCAATGCATAAATTAAAAGATGTGCCGTCAAATACATGGAGTAAAGGCGATATCAGGATGTTAAATGACGTTTGGATCGGCAATTCGGTAACATTGATGGGCGGAATTACAATAGGAAATGGTGCGATAGTAGGAGCCGGAACGGTTGTAAGACGTGATATTTTACCATTCGAAATATATACAGGAAGCAAAATAGCTGAAAAGTATAGGTTTGACTATGAAACGCGCACAAAGCTTTTAGAAATAGCGTGGTGGGATTGGGATGAAGCGCGAGTTTTGGCAAACGCCGAATTGTTAGTTGACCGAAATATTGAAAACTTCATAAATAATCATATTTAAAAATGGAACCACAATCTGCAACAATGGTATTGGGCGCTTTAATTTTAATAATATCCATAAACGCCGTAATATTTTTTAAATTAGGCATAAGAAAAGAGCGTGAAAGGTGGAATTATTTAATAAATGACGGTACAATCCCAAAACCCGGCATGAAAATAAAAAAATTAATTGAGAGCGGCGATTTGACGGAAGATCAATTGAAAGAAGCGATAAAACTTTTGAAACAAATAAACCCCGAATTAGCAAAAACTATTTAAACGCGGAATAAAGCGATTTAAGACGACTTAATATAAAAATGAACTACACTACTACAAATCAAAAATAATTCAATATGCCTTAAATTAGAGGCATTCATTAACAAATTAAAAACCAAACATCATGCAAGAAACAATCAAAGTAATTAAAGAAGCTTTAAATAAAAATTCAAATGATTTATACGAATTAAATCAAAAAAAAGAGGACAATGTAAGAATGTTAGTCGCTTTACAAATCGATATTTACCAAAAGGAAGACCGCCAAGCTAAACTTCAAAAAGAATTAAATGAAATGCACAACCTAATGTCAGATAAAGATGATAATGCCTCTTTGAAAAAAGCAGATACAAGAAAAGAAAGACTAACCTATAATGACGAATGCGATAAAGAAAAAGCAAGATGATACATACGCCTCAGCCCCAACTAATATATAAAATAGGCGAACTATGTGAGTATCATCGTGATTTGGAAAACAATAAAGCGGGGTGCATACAGAATGGCAAAAGGTACGGTGAAAATTTCTATTGCGATAGACACGCTAAAAAATTAGGATTTAAAGTAAAAAAATGAAAATATTAGTAGGGTGCCCCGTACTTTTTAATGGTGAAACATGTTTAAAAGCCTTTAAAAGTGTTATAGATGAAGCTGATTTGCTCATTTTGGATAATGGTGCCGATCAAAGCGTAAAAGACGCTATAATTGAAATGGCGCGATATAATGATAATAGACAAAGGATTGCTTTGATAAGAAACGAAACAAATCAATTCGTAGTGCCAGCGTGGAATACTTTATTAGGAGCGTTTTTAGACCCTAATTGCCCCTATGAACAACTTGTTATAATGAATTCAGATTTAATATTACAACCGGGATGGAGCCAATATTTGGAAAACAATATAAGTGTTATTCCGTGTGACGGTACTTTAAAAAAAGACGAAGAAGTTTTTAATGGAACGCCAGGCATTTTCATAACCTTAAATAAGGCAATGGCAAAAGCGGTTTATCCTATTCCAAATGAGATAAAGTTGTGGTTTTCAGACCAATGGATATACACAATTTTACGGGAAATAGGCTATAAAACAATTGTAAAGCATAAATTAATCGGGCTACACTTTCACGGCGGATCGCAAACGATTGGAATATTACCTAACAAATCAGAAATGATAGAGGCCGATAAAATCGCATGGGCTGAAGTTGTTGAGCCTTTGATGTGGGAAAGAATTGCAGAACTCAAAAAAGCGTAACCTCAAATCATATACATAAAGTATGTTATCATATCAAGCACACGCAATAGAACTGCTACAAAAAACAGAAAGGTTTTACGACGGCACAAACAGGGGCGAAATGAAACTCGCTTTTAAAAAATTAATAGAGAACACCGAAAGAACAATGTTAGAATGTTGCCCTTTTTACATGGGATTAGTGGTTACGGAAGGGTTGAAGATGTTAGATGAGTGCCCAGATTATTTTGATTAATTAAAAAATAATTTTGCAATGAAATAATAATTTGTACATTTGCCTTACTGGAAAGGGGCGTTTTCCTAAAGCGTGAGTATCTTGGAAAGTGGGATCAGAATATAAATCTGCTGGCTTCACCCACAGTAGGTATAATGTTTAAAACACAATAGGAAGTGAATATCGGCATTATACTTACTATGCTGGCAAAAATAAAAATAAATGAAAAAAATAAATAACATAGAGCAACCGCAAATAATTGACTTTTAGTCAAGCGGAACTCTTGTATAAAAACTTTAGCCCCTTGATTTAAAAAGTCAAGGGGTTTTTTCGTTTTATAAATGTAATTAACATACGTATATTTGATTTCATTTTTAAATCCGAATATATGTGGTTAATCATCCAATGCCCATCTTGTAAAAAAGAATTTAGTAGGCAAAGAAGTGTTGTTGAAAAGAACAAAAAAAATGTAGGTAATTCCTTTTGTTCAAGAACATGCGCATTAGATTTTCAATCTAAAGACCACGGGTTCAAATCCCGTATGCATTACTATTAGAACATATTAGACATTCTCTAATTAATTATTAGAACAAAACTTATATATTTGCCATATAAAATAGTAGCAACGACCACGATAAAAGAAAAACTCAAAGTTCCCAAAAAGGACGTGGATAAGGAACTTAATTGCTGCTATTTTTAAACAAAAAAACATTATATTTGAAATAACAAAAACAAACGCCGCCACGTTTAGTAATGACATTTTAATTAGCCTTTAATTATGCAAGGACTGGCGGGTTCAAACATAGTTGGGGCTTTTTAATTTTATGAAACATTATTTAGGAATTGAATTAAGATTAGCAGATTTTGAGATTACGCATTGGTTATTTTGGCAGAATGAGTGGTGGAAACCTATTTTGAATTACGAGGGACTTTATGAAGTTAGTAGTTTGGGAAGGATTAAATCTTTAAAAAGATTTACCAATCGAAAAAAGGGAACAAAAAAACAATTAATTCATGAAAAATATTTAAAACCTGGAATGGGAACAAACGGATATTTGGGATTAGGTTTAACAAAAGATGGAAAAACCACATCAAAAATGATACATAGGTTAGTTATTGAAGCATTTTATGGAAGGAAAGAATTAACAGTTAACCATAAAAAATTAGGCAATAAGTTAGATAATAGACTTCAAAATTTAGAATATAGCACACAAAGAGAAAACTCTCAACATTATTTTGCAAGCAAAAAATTTACAAGTGACGTTACCGGTGTGAGTTATAATAAGAAAAACAAAGTTTGGAGAGTATTCATAAGGTTTTTAGGCAAACAATATTATTTAGGAATGTATAAAACAGAACAAAAAGCTGTTGAAATACAATCGAAATATTTTCCGAGAATTATAAATGCAGAAACAAAAGAACAGGTAATAGAGATATTAAAAGAATTAAATTTAAGAAAAATAGAAAGAAAATCAAATACACCTACCGTGACCCCTGAAAGGACTATAAACCACAACGATAGGGCAGAAAGGCAACTCAACTTGTTTTAAGACAGATTTTATAAAGTAGTAATCCCCGGTGCCATTACCATGAAAATCAGCTATATTTTTTAATGAATGATGTAAAAAGATACAAGGACATCCTATTTGCCCAACCGAAAAGTTTAGATTTTTAGGTACAATATTATTTTGTCTTTGTAGTTGAACTATTAATCCATTTCCAGTTAATGGTAATTTTGATAAAATGTCTGAATTAATTAAATAGTCATCATCGTCTTGGCAGTAAAAATAACCTTCAGTTACGAGTTCTTTCAAGGTGTTTAAATAACAATCGTAAAAAAAAGGTAAATCACGATTAGCACTAACAAACACAGTTTCAAGCCCTTTTGGGATATAGCGCAAGGCGTTTTCATTATCAAAACCAACGATAATTCGTATCGGTCTGTAGTCCTGCTTAACGATACTATCTAAACATTTTAAGAATGCTTTTGGGCGGTTTGAAGTCCTGATAAGAATATTTATTAAAGGTTTCTGCTCATTCATAATGCAATATTAAAAATAATTTTGCACATTTGTTTTAAAGGCAATAAAGCTAAAGTAAAATATGAATTTCGCAAAGGCGCAAATAGAACTTAAAGAAAGGTTTCCTAAAACAATAGCTAAATCAGTTAATAGGGATATTGTAAACATCGCTACTGAAATTACTATGACTGATGCACCTATTTATCACAAATATGATTTTAACGGCGAAATACGCACTTATAAAAACAAATTAACATTAGGTAATCCAATTTATTTAGGTGAGACTACGAAGTATATTGACCATTGGGCTGGTAAACCAAAAGAAGTTATTCTAAAAAAAGACGAATATTATATTTATGAAGTTAAGGGCGAAAAATGGTATTCTAAAACAGAGCAACCACTATTGTTAGAAATACATATTGGCAGCAAATATTTAGGAGTTGGTGTAAAAGTATTTAAAAAGCCACTTACATCAAAAGAGATTGCAACGGAATTAAGAAAGCAAATAACAGTTGTTGCGCCTGAAAAAATAAAAGGCAAAAAGCACAAATATCCAGCAAGTGTAAAAACAAGAACGCCACAAATAAGTAAAATAAACAACTTTGCACCTTATTTTTGTTGCTATTGCGAAACACAACTTAACAAAGGAAATTATACAAGGGAGCATTTAGTACCAACGTTTAGAGGCGGCTCAAATAAGGTTTCAAATCTTAGGCCAGCTTGCAGAACCTGCAACACAGAAAAGGATAACTTAATGTTACACAGCTACATCCAAATGCTCAACTTACAGATGTTAGATGTAACAGGCCAAGACTTAATTAGGTTACAAACCAAAATTAAAAATGCAAACAGTTTAGCGAAAGAATTAGAAAACGACATTAATAAAAAATAAAATGTAAAATAATTTTGCATTGTAAAAAAGATTAGTACATTTGCAATGTCAAAACGATAAAACAGTTCTTTGAATTAAAAATATTAAGATTTTGTAAGTAGTTATTGAATGCGTTACTTCGATTTGGATTTGAAAAAAACACGCAATCGAGCCTTTCTCTTACAAAAATATTGTTGGTAGTTAAAAAAGAGTTACTTCTTTACAAAGATAGCAGGTTCGATTCCTGTCATTAGCTTCGGTTAATGACGCTCATTGGTGAGCATTCCTCTTTTTGCCTTTCTCCAACATGATATTGATGATAGCAAAAAATGAAATACTTCGATGTAAACTTTGGGTCAGCGGTTCGATTCCGCTTTCAATCGAAAGATTGAGTAGCTCAGATGGTTAGAGCAAAAGAGAAAAAAAGTTCATTTTAATTTTCTTCATCATACTTATTTCAAGTAGTTAGCAATTCGGTTACTTCACATAAAATGAAACAAACACCGAGCCGCATTTTTCTCTTGAAACAATATTGACAATAGCTATAAATGAGCTACTCCGATTTGCTAAACCGGGAACGAAAGTTCCGTAAACTCATTTGCATTTTCTTTGTCAATAACATTAAAGGCTGCACGTTCTCGAAAAACGGCAGCCTTTTCTATTTGTAACATTTTAACAAAACAAATATATGGGAAAATTTAATCAAAAAACAGAAACTACTACATTAGTAGAAAACAAAGCTGGAGGCTTATCACATAAGCAATCACCTGAATTAGAATTAGTATCAATATTGCTTACATCTTTTGTAAGTGATGGGTTTTACGAAAAGTCAAACGATACGTTAACGAGGTTAAAAAGCCTAATCGAAATTTGTAATCCTAAATTTGTTGCACAAGCGGCAATATTCGCAAGGACAAAGTACGGTATGCGCTCAATAAGCCACGTAGCGGCCTCGGAATTGGCGAAACGTGTTACAGGTCAACCGTGGGCTAAAAGTTTCTACAACGCCGTTATTTATCGCCCAGATGACATGACAGAGATACTTTCATACCACAAAGCAAACAACGGTAAGGTAACAAACGCTATGAAAGGCGGTTTTGCGCTTGCTTTTGATAAATTTGATGGGTATTCTTTAGGAAAATATCGTGGCGAAAAGAATGCTATAAAATTAATTGATGTTGTTAATCTTTGCCATCCTATTCCAGTTGAAAAGAATGCCGAAGCAATCAAAGGATTAGTAAACGGCACTTTAAAATCAGTTGATACATGGGAAACTGGTTTAACACAAGCTGGACAAGGCGATAACGTTGAAGAAGCAAAAAAAGAAGTTTGGGTAAAGCTAATTCGTGAAAAGAAGTTAGGATATTTGGCGTTACTGCGAAATTTGTCTAACATAATGACACAGGCACCAGAAGTTTTGACAGAGGCTTTAGCATCATTAACAAGTGAGGCGTTTATCAAAAAGTCTTTGATATTTCCATTTCAGTATTTAATTGCTTACAAACAATTTGCAGGAATAAATACCAAAGAGGCGAGACAAATAACACAGGCTTTGAGCGAAGCGGTTGATATTTCATGTAACAACATTAAAACTTTGAATTTTGACGGTAACACATTAGTTGCAGTTGATAATTCAGGTTCAATGGATAGCTTAGTATCTAATTCTAAGCACATGAAAAAATCAGAGTTAGGCGCATTGTTCGGCATCGTATTAGCAAAAGCTATTAACGCTGATATAATGGAGTTTGGCGATTATGCACGTTATATTCCTTATCAACTTTCGGAGCATTCAATGGACTTTGCCGCGAAGTTTACGAACCAAAATAAAGTAGGTCACGGAACTAACTTCCATTCAATATTTCAGGAAGCAAACAAGAAATATGAACGTGTTTTAATTTTCAGCGATATGCAAGGATGGACGGGTTACTATACGCCCAAAGCAGAAGTTGCTACATATAATAAAAAGTTTGGCGCAAATCCGTTTATCTATTCATTTGACCTTGCAGGGTTAGGCACAATGCAATTTCCTGAAAGCAAAGTGTTTTGTTTAGCTGGGTATAGCGATAAAATATTCCAAACCATGGCAATGTTGGAAACCGATAAAAACGCACTATTGAACGAAATAAAAGCAATAGAATTTTAAGACATTCAAGCACTATACGCTAATATAGAAACGCTGGATAAATTAGCTTCATAGAAATATGAGGCTTTTTTATTTCAAACAAATCCGCAAGTTTTTAGTTGTAAAAAATAAACATCATGCTCACATCAATTCTTTTCTTGCTTTTATACTTAGTTGTCGCTGTTATAATTCTGGAATTAATCTTTTGGATAATAGGAATGATATTTCCTACAAGCATAATCACATCTCGAATACGAGGGCTTTTGTATGCTTTAGTTTTAATCGTACTTATCATTTGGGCGTTAAATCACTTTGGGGCTTTGCGATAAATAATTTTCCTATAAAAGTTGTAAATAATTTTTAGCCTAAAGTTGTATATTTGAAATGCCAGAAAGAGGCAAAACAAAAAAACAAAATGCGAGCAAAATTTCAAACACAATCAGTAACAGATTTTGGTTATGGGTCAAAACAAGTAAAACTATGCGCCGTGTATGCGATTAGTGAAGAAAGAAACAAAGAGGACAATCAATTTTCAAAAGCAACCCCAAGCGGGACTATTGAAATGATGATTAGTGCCGAAGGTGCTTTAGACTTCATTAAACCAGGCAAAAAGTATTATGTTGACTTTACCGAAGCTGAAGATTAAAAACTGATTTGAAACGTTTAAAAAGCCTCTTTAGAAATATTGAGGCTTTTTTAGTTAAATTTGTTACTCTTTATGGCGGAAATCAACATTAAAATCTCAAAAGCTAAGTTTTTACCTTGTTATCACGAATCATTAGATGATAAGGAAAATTACGACATATCATTTTTTTACGGCGGTCGTGATAATGGCAAAACAAGGCATATCGCCCAATTAGGAATGATTGAATGTATGAGCAACCCAAAATTCAGGGGATTGTTAATTCGTAAAACATTCAATTCCGTAGGTGAATCAATGATAGGAATGATTAAGATAATAGCCGAAGAATGGGGAATATCACATTTATTTAAATTCACAAAATCACCTTTAGAAGTTCATTGTATAAATGGCGGTGCATTTTACGCACGAGGATTAGATGACGTAGGCAATATTAAATCATTTGCAAATCCATCATGGGGGTGGATCGAGGAGGGAAATCAGATAACATCGGATGATTTTATAGTAATTTTAACATCAATGCGTTCAAATGCAGGGCGTGTAAAAATGTTCTTTTCATTTAATCCCGAATGTGATGTAACATATACAGATTTTTGGCTTTGGCAAGATTGGTTCCAGCATACAGAAGATTTTAATTTTAAATGGGTTCGTGAGATTGATACACCAAAAGGACCAATTTCATTTAAGATTAGGGCTATACATGGAACATACAAAGATAACCCATATTGTAGTGATGAACGTATGGCTTTATATGAGAGTTACAGGACATCAAAGAACAATCAATACTATTACAATGTGTTTACTAAGGGCGAATGGGGGTATAAAAAGCCCGGTAATCCATTTTTAAAATGTTTTGATGAAAAGGTACACACAATAGATTTTAATCAAATACAAGGGCTAAAACAGCGTAATTTTCCCTATTGTATCAGCGTAGATAATAATGTTAGTCCATACGTGTCAATTCAACTATGGATGATTGATAAAATAGGCAAAGCACTTTTACAAGTTGCTGAAATTTGTTGTTCAACCCCAGACAATACAGCATCAAAAGCAGCTACAAAATTAGTTCAATATTTAGAACGAGAAAATTATACTGATATAATTAATGTTTTTGGTGACCCAACCGCAAACGCAAGGTCAACAACAGACGATAATGGAAGATCGTTTTTTGATAAATTTATTGGAGTTTTAAAAGACGCTGGATTTACAATTGCCGATAGAGTAGGAAAATCGCCACCAAGCGTATCGCAATCTGGGGCATTTATAAATGAAATTTTAGAAACTCAATATTTAGGATGGAAAATATTCATAAATAAAACTTGCGTTAAATCTATTGAAGACATGGCAATGGTTACAGAGGATGTAGACGGCGGTATAATTATAAAGCGTACTACCGATAAGCAAACCGGAATTACCTATGAAAAATATGGTCACCTTTTGAGTTGCTTACGTTTCTTCGCAACAACCGCTTTAAAAGACGAGTATATTCAATTTTTACAAAGGCGTAGAGGCGTTCCGTTGCCTGGGGGTGTGGTTAGTGCGCAAAAAGTTAAGCCTAAATTAGGTTAAAAAAAGCCAAAGAATTTTATTTCAATGGCTTTTTTTTGTACTTTTATATCGACAAAGAAAATAAAAGTATGACAAAGATAAATGAAATTTGGAAAGCAATTCCCAATTGCGATGGAATTTATGAAATCAGCAATTTAGGCAGAATCAAAAAACCAGCGCAAACGTATAAAAGCGGTTGGTCACGCCAAGAAAAAATAACCTTTGGAGATATAAGCAAAAGAGGATACAAAACAATAGGCTTATTTCAAGGGGGAAAATATAAAATAAGATACATTCATAGACTTGTTGCAGAGGCGTTTGTTCGTAATCCTGAAAATCAAAAAGACGTAAATCATATTAACGGAATAAAATCAGACAATCGTGCTGAAAATTTAGAGTGGGTAAATCAAAGAGAAAATAAATCACATTCTCTCTTAAATAATAAATCAGAAAAACTTACTGGAGTTTGTTATAGACCGAAACAAATATTAAGACCGTGGGAGGCGAAAATTCATTTGAATGGTAAAACTCAATATTTAGGAATATTTAAAACACAACAAGAAGCATCAGAAGCCTATCAACGAGCATTAAAAGAAAATAGTTTAACCAATAAATATTCAAAAAAATGATAGCCACAATATTAATCCGACACTATGCAAACACAAACATATAAATTTGAAGTAATAGTAACTCAATACCCAAACGGGGATTTTGAAGTTGAAGCTGATTTACCGCCAAAAATGAAATGCACATTAGTTACGGTTGCGCTGCAAAGATTAGAACTGGAATTTTTTGAAAGGGTAGTTACGTTTATTGGCGAAAAAGGGACATTCAAAAATGACAGCGATGGCACAATAGCCGGAGCAATAAGGGTTGAAGATCTTGATAATTAAATTCATTATAATTTAAAAATATGAGTGCACCAATTAGACATACTTGTCCCGATATTGATAAGGTTATTTCAAATATTAATGAAGCCATAAAGTTATTATCGGCTATCCCTAAAATGGAAGATATTGAACTTATTAAACAATATGCCGATTATGCTAATGATGAACTTTATAGGCTTGATGATATATTAGAAGACTTACGAAGTAGCAACGATGCTCTACGGAATTGGGGACATGACTTAGAAAAGCAAATTGAAGAACTCGAAAATGCAGTTTACGAATTGCAAAATCAATCAATTTAAATCAAAAATTTGATTATGGAGAACTATAGGGTTTTTGAAACTAAAGGCGAATTTTATATAGAGAAGTTTGAACAAACTACATTTTGTTTAATCCCCATTGGAAAATATTGGTATAGAACAAATTTGGAAGGTAATGCTGTTTTTGGTACGGGTTATAAATACAATTCATTAGATGAGGCTATTAATAAGGCTAAAATATTTAATTTGCCTGATAAAATACATGAATTATAAAATCTAAATTAAGATAACTCGTTTTGCTTTGATCGCGTTTCAGGATAATTGCCGTTAAGAAATTAGCGGCTTTTTTATTTTGTAATAAAATTGAAAATAATAATTACTTTTGAAATATCATGGCTACAATAATTTTTACGCTCAACAATCTAAGCCGAACCTCGAATGAATTCGGCATCAACTGGTTTAGAGCCTACATTAATAGAGATGGTTGTTTGCCTAAAAAAGTGTTTTGTTATCAATCAAATATAATCGCAAATTAAGATGATAAAAGAACGATTAGGATATTCTTTGGTTATTCACTTATCAAGCGAGATAACGATCAAAAGCAAAACATTTGCCTATGATAGAATTTGCTATAAAGGAATTGATTGTAGTAAGTTTTATTTAACAGGAAAAAGTACGCAAGTTTATTTATACGAAACTAAGATAATAGCGAATTAAAAATGGCAACAACAGCACCAACAAATGAAGAATTTGATGCAATGTCCTTTGGATACTTGACAGGCGCAGATTTATCGGGTTGGTCGCCTTATGCAACGTTAATTTCTAATTATCAAAAAAACCCTACTAAAATTCGGCAAGGATGTGATACCGCCTATCAGGAAGTAACAAACATGTTTCTAACAAAATATAATGTGAAAGCTGAATTAAATGCGATATCGGGAGCGAGAGAATTAGCGTTTGTGAAATTTGTAGCGATAACGGCATTGAAAAACATTTTAGGTAATTTAGCGGGTGAAGGAACGGTTACAGAAGCTAATTTTTTATGGCATGACGAAATGTTAAATAAGATACGCGAAGGGGTTGATAATTTTGCACTTCAGCCGCCAGCGGGACCATGTTATGCATCTGATGCAAGATTATACCCTCAAAACTTTCGATGGTTAGGATAAAATATGAAAACAAGAATATATAGAATTTTAGCTTTTATAGCTTTTTTACCGATATGTTTATTAGCAATCGGTTTATTTTTACCACTTTATATTATTAGTGGATATAATACTTTTTATTGGATTGAAGACGTGTGTGATTATTTTTGTGGGATTGAATTAAAACCGGATAGAAGGAATAATATCTATTAAACATTGTGGCAAAAAGCAGGAAAGTTACGAATTTGGCTAATCAAGGGCCATTTGGTGGGATAGGGCAAACTGGGGGCGTAACGGGCCAAGGAAAAGGGGGCGGTGGTTTCGGAACAGTACAACCAGGTACAAGAACAGCAACCGGGCAACCAATAGTTAATCCTTTTTTCATTCCAAAACAATCTGGACAAAACATAGGCAGTTGGGTTTATCCCTCTCAATATATTCAGGAATGGTCAATTACCAAAGCAAGGGAAGCGTGTGACCAGGCCATTAAAATGGGTTATACCCAACAATATGCAACTTTAACCAGTTGGGTTGTTGAAAAATCACCATTTGTTCGCTCACTTTTCTTAAAATTAGGGGCTGCAATGGATAGAGTTCCTTTCTACATTGTAGACAAAAAAGGTGAAGAAATACCTGAATTAACCGATGCGCTTTGTAATCAACAATGGCAAATAAAATTAAGGCGAGAAATACTTTATACTTATTTTTGGGGCTTTAGCATTGTAAACTTTGACCCGATTGAAGGGCGATGCTATAAATACCCAATGCAACAAATAGACCCAATCAACCGAATGCTAAAGGCAAATACTTTTAGTTTCTATGATGGCGCACAAGCCGACGATTATCCAAATTTACTTTTTATACAACCGTCTGATAATTACGAAGAGTTTTTAGGGTGGATGCAACCAATATCGTTTGCTTTTGTTGAAATGAACGAAAATAATGATAACTGGTTAGCAGCAGGGCGAAGAAGCGCATATTCCCAAACAGTCGTTTACTATCCGCAAGATGACGGAAGCGTTGACCCAATAACGAATTTGCCACGAAACGACTATAAACAGCAAGCTATCGAGATAAGCACTAATATGAACCCTAAAGTAGGGTTAGTCGCCCCTTATACGCTTAATGATAAAAACGAGATGCAAAAATCAATTGTACTCGAAAGCGAAAAAAACAACAATTCGGCACAGGCATATAAGATTTACACAGAATTTAATCAGGAATACAAAAGCGACATTCAAACCTTAGTTTTCGGGCGTTCATTAACAGGCGGTTCAAGCGGTAAAGGTGGCAATAGGGCATTAGGAGAGATTGAAGAACGCACTTTGGATGATAGGGTTGCCGAGTTAATGCCCTACGTCTTAGCTATCCTAAATAACGAATTTAAGAGTAAAATAGGACAGCTCTATACCAACCTACCAAATGGCGATAATTGGAGTTATTCATACAACAAAGCAAAACAACTTTCTATTGCTGATTTACAGGTAATGGTAGCGGCGTTAAATGATGGTGGTTATAAGCCTACTGCAAAATTCTATGAAGAAAATGGAGTAAGCCCAGATTTCTTTGAACCGTTGCCACAACCCAAAACGGACACACTTGTAAAACCAGATGCAGCCTTTCAAATGGCTCAAAAAAAAAAATTCTTTTAGGTAGTGAATACGTAAACCTACAAACGCCAAGAAAGCCTACAAAAAAAGAGAAGCGAAAAATTGACCACACAATTGATAACCTCAAAGGAATTTCAGAAGACGAAGCAAAGTTTATTTATGAAGGCGCAGGTGCAGCAGTTTACCTACCGACTTTTAAAGAATATCTAAATACATTCTTTGATGTAATAAAACAAGAAACCAAATTAAAATCAGATTTTAGAGCATTTAAAGATACACAGATATATGAAAAATATATGCTCAATGTTTCACAGTTTAGCGCGGCCAAAAGCGTTGCTGTAAATAAATTAATGAAAGAGCAACTTTTCGACGAAGATGGCGTAAGAAAAGGATTTAGTAGATTTAAAGCGGATTGCAAGGGCGTTACTGATATTGTAAATGAGGTATGGTTCAGGACGGAATATGATACCTCGGTACGTATGGCCGTTGCAGGTGAGCAATTCCGCTCATATCGAGACGATAAAGATATTTTTCCTTACTGGATTTATTTAGAAACAACATCCGCAAACCCACGTGAATCCCACCTCGAATTAGTGGGAAATATTTACCGAATAGGAGACGCAGAAGGAGATGCAGTCTTCCCGCCCGGATCGTGGAATTGTTCTTGCGGAAGCGAACAAATAGACGACCAATATTTAGACGAAAATAACAAATCTGCACGAACAAACGAAGAAGCAGAAGAAGATTTACAGCATATTGACCCACAGTTTAGAACAAACCCAGCAGATAGCGCGCTGTTACCGAAAGAAGGCCACTCATATTTTCAAGCGTTGCCATCAGCCAATGATGCAAACGGTGAAACATTTGGAATAACAGGCACAACTTCAAAGCCATCAAAATTAGCTGCAAAAGGACTTCATTTAGTTTTACAGCAAGCCGATGCGTGGAAATTAAAGTATCATTACGACCATAATAGCATCACGTTCCAAAGCGAAAAACTTTTATCGAATGTAGTTTTAACAAATCATGCAATAGTTACTATCTCAAACCACGCAAATGATGTTGACAAACTACCGGAAACAATAGAAAATTTTGACGAATGTTGGAGCAGGTGGACAAATGTGAAAGAGCAAAAGGACGTTTTACGCAATTACATAAAAGGAAATTATGTTGTTAGCACGAAAAACGGGGTGATAACCGATGCTATATCGGTTGACAACGTTAATAAATACCGGTTAGGTTGCATTTTATTATAAAATAACTATTTTTGTTTTGAGCATTGAGCGAATATTTCGCCATGTAACATAAAAAACAAAACAATGAAAAGTACAATTAAAATCGACCTTGAATGCACCCATTCAGGTTCAATCCCAATCATCAAGTTTACCCAACCAATGTTTAGATGAAAATTCCCCAGACTTTGATGTAAGGGATAAAATCATTAAGGAATTTTTGCATACTACCTGCATGTCAGATAGAAACAATTGGTTTAATCTAAATTCTTACGGCGAATTACCAAAGAGCGAAGCGAAAGTTAAAGTAACTACGATTGCACCAGTACCAGAAGAAAATTTGCTTTATAGGTTTAGGCATTCAATTTTAAATAAATTTATTCCTTACGAAACTATTATAAAAATGAATACTCAAAAACCAACGCCAAAAGGAACAGAAAGAACGCCATTTAACAGAGAATTAGAGGCAAGGAAAATACATGAATTTTTTGATTGGTTAGATAGTATAGGTTATTGTTCATGGAAAGAACAACAACCGGAAGAGTATCCGAAGCCAGCCTAATCGATATTTTCACCTATAATTAAAAGCCTTTCTAATAATTTAGCGAGGCTTTTTTATTGAACCTAAAAAATAATTAAAATTAATTGCAAAATAATTTTGCATATATCAAAAGTAGTTGTATATTTACATCGAATTAGCAATTAAGCTATTCGTTTAAAAATGGTTGAAAAAATGAGAAGTCAAACAAATCGCAGAAAATACAAGACATTTAACGACCTTGTATTTGAAAATAACAAAGCTGAAATATATTTTAGCGAATATCATATTGAAGTTTTAGAACAACAAGCAAATCCTAAATATATTGTAGTGGTAAGTTTAAAAGGGAAAGAAGATAGCAAATTTCAATTCTCAACGCCAGAAAATGTTACATCTTTGCTAAGGTTGATACAAGGAAATGTAACAGTTGAAACGGATTAAAGAAAACCCAGCAGTAAACTAAAAGTAAACGCCAATCCCATAGCTTTTCGAGGCATGGGAATTTGGCAGTAGCAATGGTGCTATATTTAAAAACAATAAAAATGAAAACAATAATCGCAATGAAAAAACTCACAACCAATCAGAAACAGTTAATCGCTTTTGGCGTACTGTTTATCAGCTTAATGATATTCTTAATTAAAAGCGGGCTTCTTAAATAAAAAATCATAAATTATGAAAGCATTAATACTTTTAACTGCATTAAGCACATTGTTGCTTTGCAGTTCATGTAGAACAGTCCGCTATTATGCAAATCATTGCCCAACATTCAAATAAAATGAAAAGCAACATAGACCCAAACAAGCACATCTTGGTATCAGACGGCGGTGTTTCATTTGATAGGCGCACATGGGCTGGTAAAGATTTGATTAAGCGCATAAAGGAAACAGCCGCTTACATGAATGACGATATTAATCCAAACTTTTTAGGCTTGCGCTTAAAGGATATTAACCTATTGTTTACTACTGAAAATATTAATTTCAATTAGCTATGAAAGTAGAACCTACATTAAAAGACGAAGTAAAACTTCATGCTGAAAAGCAGTTTGAAAAAAAGACAGCATTTTTACGCAAAGAAATATTGCGTCCAGGTCATAGATGTTTTGAGGTAAACGAAAAGACATTTGAAACAAAAGAGGCGCAATATGAAAGGATTGTTAACTTCAATGAACCCGATACGAGAAAAATAGTAATTAAAGAAAATTGCGTTTACATAAATGCGCTTAACGCCCCAAACGCCTTAAAAGTTTACAAAAAAGGCGGTCGCAAAATTCAAGAACCGTTTATGAAAATGGGCGAAGAACACAACATAGCCTAAAACGCATTTTAAAGCCCATATAAGCAACACAAACAAAAAGACAATAACAACCACATAAAACAATGAGTTCAATCCACATAGAGCTGCGCAACCACCTTTATTGCTTTGTAACGATCAAACACTTTCAGCAGAAAAGAAAGTACACGGACGAACCTTACTTCAACCACGTTTTAGCAGTTGCAAAAATGGCCGATGAAATGTGCAGGTTCGGTTATGAAATTGGTTTATGCCATGATTTAATTGAAGATACCGATTGCGAAGCACAGGAATTACACGATGCTTTAGAACGCTTTGGCTATACACTACACGAAGCCTTTTTTATAACTAATAGGGTTGTTGAATTAACCGATGTTTATATATCAGAGGATTTCCCGCAATTAAACAGGGCGAAACGAAAAGAACAAGAGGCAAATCGACTAAGTAAAATTAGCTATGAAGCCCAAACAGTAAAATATTTTGACCTTATACATAATTGCCAAAGCATAGTTGAGCATGATAAAGGATTTGCAAAGGTATTTTTAGCCGAAGCAAATACTATTTTAAAAGGCATGAACGGCGGCAATCCAGCTATCTATGCTAAATGTAAAAGAGTTATTAAAAAGGCGTTAAAACAATTAGAAAATGAAAAAAGCAACGTTATTATTCAGGGCTAAATATTCAATGCTATTTTGGGATTGTTTAGCCTATATTTCAAGGGTTGATACTTGGGAAAACTTACGAAAGGAAAGCAATACTATTTTTAAATTGATTAAAGTAATGAGCAAATGATTTCAAAAGACAAAATACAACAAATGTTTATGCAGCTTCAAGATAAGATTGATAAAGCAAAAGCAGAAAACGCCCCATGGGATAATGTAGTTATATCGCGGACATTCATTCAATATGAAATGTTAGCGTACATTTTAGAAGTGAATATTGATTCATTAGAAATGAACTATAAATTACCATGAGTTATTACGATTTACCAAAAATTCGCAAACGAACAAAGCCACCAACTGCATTAACAAGAATGACTAAAGAAACAGCAGAAAGAAAGTTTTCTGAAAAGGTATATTTAGCAGAGGATTTAAAAAGGCAACTTAAAAAATGTGAGCGAGATATTACTAAGTATTATTTAACAATGACTAAAAAAGATGCTGAATAATGGGAATGCGCGGAAAGAAAAAGCTATCGTATGAAAGAAAGCAACGACTTAAAAAAATCAGGCACATGTTTGATAAA